TGACCTCTGGAGCCTTCAATTCGTCAGTCATTTCGACCTCCTGTGTGTCAGGCTCAGGCTCTGTGTCCTGCTCCTGCGTTTCGTATAATGTTTTTACGGAGACGGCTGTATTTCTTGGTTCGGCAGGCGTCGGTGTCAATGACGCTTCGGCGATAGGCCAACTCTTTATCTTCCAGGATTTCCCGACCTGCTCCCGCTCAACAAGGTGACCGGCAGCACCTGAAGACCAGCCAAGCTTTCCAGCTTCAGCCAGTTCCATAATGCCACGCTCGTACTCGTCACGCATTTCTAACTGTGCTTCAAGCCATACACCGATTTCATCAATCTTAGTGTTGGCTCGTCCAATGCGACGCGCTTTAAGTACGCTGTCATATCCATGCTGATAGTAAACAGGGAGTTTAGCATCTGTGTCGATGCCCAAATCAGTATCCTGTGAGAAGAAGTCACCTACAAGATCAGGCTGTTCTGGATTGGTAAACCGCACCAGATACCCTCCGACCTTGTTCTCGCCTACGACCTTTACAGCGCCGCCGTAGTAAATAAGATTGTCTTCAGTCACATAGCACCTCCGTAGTGAGTGCGTTAAAACAAATAAAGCCAGTAACCTGCGCGCATTGCGCGAAGTTCTGACTTCGTAATCCTACGACCGTCAAGGCTCATCCAGACACGGCACCCGCCGCCCACTGAATTACCCTATTCAGTTTTCAATATCTATTTTAAGTCATTGTATAACGTTTGTCAAGTGGTTGGTTTCATTGATAAAATCTGCCAGGCTCAGGCGGTGTTGGCCGTTTTATTTTTGGCTTTAGACCACAGTTAATCGTACCCAATATTCCGGCAACGCCTCTACGCTCAATTTTATCCAGGTCTATAAATACGCCATCGTTACTGGATGCCTTCATAAAAGCATCTTCAATTAGCCAACTTCCCTCTAATAAATCTTTTTCACGAACCCATCGATAAGCGTCTTTTATGTCAAGATAGGCATCTTTCTCACTGTCATAAACAATACTGGCTACAATCATAAACAGCAACACAGATGGGTGATCTGGCATTCCTAGCTCAATCATCTTTTCTATTGCGTAAGATGGTCTGCCTTCTTCGTATCTAAATCCTATCATCTCATCCTTTCTACTTTTTACCCCATTATAAACTAATCCGGTCGTGATTACAACCCCAACTTCTTGATAGCGTTCTTCACGCCTGCCTCTGCCCTGCGCATGATCTGATCCATGCGCTCTTTGATTGTGTCACCTAACTTCTTCCAACCGATCTGTTTCGGCATCCGTGCCTGTTCATTGTCACCGACAAGATAAGGACCATAAGGCGTTTCATTGGCAAGGATAGAATTGCGCCCATCACCAATCTGGTGCCAACCCTGCGCAAATTGCTGTGTCCTGTTAGACCTGCCTGGCGTGATCGACCCCTCGTGTATCCGTGCCATCACATACCTGCGCTGTTTCTCTGAAAACCATGCACCATAGGCACGCTTGAATGGTACATAGCGGTAAGGGGGATTTGCTCTCAACACATTCAGCAGGTATCTGTTAACCTCCTCAATAGCCTGATCCTGTGCTTCTTCTGGCAATCCCTTCAGGGCATCTACGATCTCTTCAACACCGCTAACATCTATGCCTACAAACTGGTCACTCATTGTCTTGTCTCCGGCCACTTCCAGGGATTCCAGTCGTTACCCCGTTGTAAGCAGGTCTCGCAGTTCTCTGCCTCATGATCCACAATCCAGAAGCAATCATATCCGCCCTCTACTTCCCGAATATCCCACTCACAACGGCAGTTGGTCAAGCACTCAGTAGACCCATCGCCAGGATAGGCAGGCAGGGTAAAGCCCAGGTCACGTGTGATCGCCTTCCATAACGCCTCGTTTGCACTGTTAATATACATATTCAGTCTGGCAGCCACTTGTGCAGGAGAGATGTTGCCGGCGGCGATCTGCTCCATAAGCCCTTTCAAATAACCCGCTTCCCCATACTGTTCTTTGAGCATGGCACCGATACGACCCCAATCCCTGTGACTGAGATTATTACGCCCGCCAGCACCCATAGCGTACAGGTCGATATAGGTATTCTTGATAATGTCTTTTATGGAGTTTTCAAACTGGAATATATCTACGTTACCGTTTCTATAACTTCGTACCAGCGCGGTCGTGATTTCCTTTTGCCGGTCAATAAACTCATTGCGCAGGTTCTGCATCTGCGATACGCCAACAAAGCGTCCCGTTACAGGGTCACGATATTGGTCTACGCTATCATCCCAGTACCACAACGGTTTATTCGGCATTTTCGTCTATCCTGACTTCAGCATCTAACAGTCCTGCATAATCCGGCATGAGTCTGTCCCATTCAGCGATTGCCTGGTCAATGTCCTCTTGTGTGATGTCGGTTTTGCCAGGCGTGTATACATATTCACCATCGTAAGGTTCAAACTTCTGATACCACTCAATCCCATCCTCTACAATCTTGGCGGCTGCGCCCTTTAGATACGGGATGATCTCAGGGTATCGCTCAACGGCAGATTTCAATGACTTGAGTACCAAGTCGTCAACGTGGTCATCGTGATTGCAGCAGTTACAAGTGTCACCCATCTATCAACTCCATTCTGTTTACTGCAAGGTTAATCGCCTCTGCCAGTTCCTTGATTGGATCTTCGTCACGTGCGCTCATCTGGAAAGCCGCCTCGATCTCCTGCTGTGTTCTGCACTTGGGCAGTCTGTCCCGTATATCACTGGCAATCGTCTCAGGCAACGCCTTGCAGACAAACGGGAAGTCCAAACTCTCACCACGTTTCAATTTGCGGAACGCAAAGGACTGCCACAATTCCAGCTCACGTAGTTGCTCGATCGTCAGCAGGGTCGGCTCAGATACAGACTTCTCAGGGGTGGTATCCTGTGCCTGATCCGGCTCATCTTCTTGCAATGGGGCATCAGAAGAAGCTCCAGAATTGCTTTGCCTTACCTCCAGGGGATTGATCGACCGGCTGTCCAGGTCTTCATACTCGATCCCCTCCGGCATATCCACCCCTACCAGCTGGGCGGCGATCGAATGGGGAATACCGGATAACACATAAGCCCGAAACGCACCAGCTCGCTCTGCTTCTTCCTCAGTGCCGGTATTTGTGATCTCAGGTAAAAACTTGAAATGTAATCCCATTGGTGCAAACAGTTGTTCGTTCAAAGTGTCCTGCATGAAGTGGGCTTTTGGAATCACACTGTCCCTGAACCATGTCATGTACTCAACTTTGGCAGTTGCATAGTTGGAACTCTCTGAGATCAGCAGGCTCTTGGGCATCCCTGCTGCCATCGCAATATCTGCCAGCTTATCCTCGTGCAAGTTGGTATCCTTCAGGCTTTCCACGCCCGTACCAATGCGGTGATACTTCAATCCCTCAGATTGCACCACCATACCGGTAAACTTGCGCCAGCCCCTGACGAACTTGTCCCACTTGCCCTCGATGCGCTCTTTATCCTCTTGGGTCGGTACGCCAGCCACTTCTAACAGGGCGGGGTCAATCGCTCCCCGTTGAAAGAAGTTATTGACATAGTAATCACTGTAATATAGTACCCCTGCGGCTTGCATCAGTGCATAAAATTCGCTGTAGTCTGATGGCTTGACTTCTGTGGTGTGATCCAACCAGTGAAAGTAAAGGATGCGCTTTTCTTCAATGGTGTATTTCAACTCCTGAGATCCAACCTTGCGCTTGAACCCCGTCAGTCCCTCACGATTGTCAATCACGGGCGTGATCGTGGTCGGGACAATATACCGGATATTCTTTATCTTGACTCGGTTGCGCTCCATGAACCCGTAGGCGGTATTGGTCATGAATAGGGACAGCCGCCATAGTCTCAGCAGTTGTCTGGGATTGGGCATAAACTCAACCCTATTCTCCCATTGTGCAGACGTGTCATATTCTTCTTCACGCTCATCATAAAGCGCAAAGGGCATATTAGCGATGCTGTCCGCCGTCATGTTGGCTACACGGTAAACAGCCGCAACGCTGGCGTATAGTTCATCCTTTTTGGTACTTTGCAGTTTGCCCGTGATCCAATCCCACGCCTCGTCAGGATATTGGGGTAGGTCAATATTCTTGATCTGCTCGCCGTTGGTTGCTAAATATAATGTCTTTGGCATTTATTCACCTGTCCTTATATATACCAGAGGCCGCTATCTGCAGCCCTCAACATCAAAGCCCGTGCCATCACTGTGTCGTCATGCATCCCATCAGGCGCGCTGTACGTTGTCCTGTTGGTGATCGGGTTCATCTTCATTTCGTACGCCTCAAGCTCCCCTGTCCATACAGGGTCATCCTGGAACTGCCACTCCGCACGCTCCAGCGCCAGTGCAAGGTTTTCAACCAACGGGGGCTTACTGGTTGCTGTGGTATAAAACCCAATAACTGGCAAGCCTTTTCTTTGTAGTGATTCAAAGTTTGGCACACCCATACTGTTCATCTCAACCATAAATCGCTTCACGTTATATTTCTCACAAATTTGCTGAAGACGTTTTGTTTGAAACTCATAATCAACCTGGTTATACCTATCTCTGGCAATCTCTAACTGACATTCCCTGCAACCAATGCTTACTGCTGTATAATCTGCGCTTTTTGCCCAGTCCACGCCTGCCAGTATCGTATGTCCTGCGTGATCCTTCGGGTCCACGTCAAGCGGTGCGCCCATGCAAGCGTCAATGTTACGGAATACTGCACCCTCGCCTTCAAGAAACTGAGCCATGATCTCCTGTTGATACGCCGCCTGTGTCATATCCCTTGTAATCTCCGCCAGTGCCTCACGGCTAAGATGGGGATTATCAAATGACGTGAAGTGCCAAGCATCCCAGCGTTTGGTATCATCACCAATCGCGGTTTGATACATCCGGAAGAAGTGATTGCGCCGCTTCGGGGTGCCAATAAAGATAGCATCGCCGTCGTTATCCAGTAGCATTGGTGCGCCTACCTCGTCCCATGCGGTAAAGTCCATATCTGCAAACTCGTCAAGGATCAGCAGATCCGCATAATCACCGCGTAAGGTATCGGCATCCCACGCAGTCTTTGTGCGCAACCTGCCGCCGTTGGGTAACTCCAGCACCCGTTTGGTTTCGTTCTTGTATATAAACCCTGCGGTAATCGGTTCTTCAAAGTATTGTTTGACAACCTCCCAGAAACGCTCTGTCTGATCCTGTGTTGGTGCGGCTTCCAGTATATGCCTGCCAGCCATAAACATATCAGCTGCCAGGATTGCCACGCCCGTTGTCTTACCGCCACGCCTGCCCGCCACGCCTGCCAGCAACGATAACCTTGCGCTTTGCCGGAGACTTGATAAACGCAATCTGCTTATCATGCGGCTCCTGTGTGCTAATCTTGAAGCGGGTCTCGGTCACGAACCACCTCAAACACAACCTTGTGATCGCCCGTTATATCCAACGCTTCACCAAACTCGTCCTTACGCTTCTTGGTCAACCACCATTTAGCCGTTGGCACGTCACCATCACGAATAGCCTTTAACACTGTTGAAGTCGCCAGGTCACTGATGCACTCGCACTCGTCTTGATATGCCTGCTGAACGGTAGGATATTTGTTAATGTATTTCTTAGCCGTCTCCCATCGGCAACCCACACGGTCGGCAATAGCAGACACAATCCCACCAGTACCGGGGATGGCGTCGATAAACTGCTTCGCCGTGTATAACTCTTTACCCATTTACGATTCTTCCCTAATTAATTCCGGCACGCCGCCGGTAACGTCAACCCATCTCTGGATTGCAACGGCAACGAACTTCGGGTCAAGCTCTATAGCGCAACACTTACGCCCAGTCTGCTCTGCCGCAACAATAGTTGTTCCCGAACCCACAAACGGGTCGATTACTATGTCGCCTGGGTTAGATGAGTTCTTAATGCTCCGCCCCACCAGTGAAAGGAGAAGAAGATAATGCCTTATAATTCTGCATCCAATCTATCGTCAACCTGGTCTTTCCACTCATTTAGCTCGTCAATCATGTTCCGGTTGGATGTGGACTCACGCTCAACAACCAGCAGGCGATCTTTCACGGCACGGATCTCATGCTCCAGCAAGAGCACCTGTCTCTTAAGCGTCTGTACAGTCGTCGGGTTGTCCACCCTGCACCTTTCTTTCTAATGCGAACAGGCGGTTATTTAGCTTTTTGTTTTCACGCAGGAGGGCAGCGTTTTGGTCCCGAAGATCTTTGTTTTCGTTTGTCAGTTCTTTTACCCTTTCTTCAAGCTCCGATATTCTCACGTCCCTCCCTTGGATGCGCTTTTCCACATCGTCCATCCTGCACCGCAATTCCTTGACCTCAATCCGNNACAAGCGATTGCGCAATCCCAGCCAGCGTCTCCTGCTCATGGGTCAGGCTCTCGTTTTCTTTAGCTTTTGCCTCTACCTGTTTCAGTAAGGCTTCAGCTGCTCTCAACTTTTTAGTGGCAAGGGCATCGATCAGCCTTGCCCCAATACCAACTCCCAACACGCCAGATATGATAGTTACAATAATCT